CGACGGGTTTCCCGAGCGTTGCATGATCCCCTTCGTGTGGAACGACAGCAAAGTCATCGGCGACGACGAATCCGGCACGGCATGTTCGCTCGTTCCCTACGCCATGGGCACGACGATCCTAATGCCGCACCGACTGACCGGGCTTGGTCAGTACGACAAGCTGCGCATGGTGCAGGACGAAAACACCGGCATGAAGCGGGCGCGCGATGACAACGTGAACGCCGTCAACAAGAACCGCACCGCGACGCTTGACGGCGTCGTGAATGCCGACGATCTTGGCGACGGGCGCGTGAATGGCAATCTCCGAGTCAACGCGGAGCTAGTCAGCGATGTACGGCAAGCGGCGATGGCGTTCCCGATCCCCGACAACACCGGCAATATCCTCGCGAACATCGAAGCGATCAAGCGTGACCGAACAGAAATGGGCGGTGCAGCTTTGGAGCTTGCAAGCGGGAACCTGCAAGTCGGTGGCGACCGCATGGGATCGCAGGGCCTTGACCGGGCCTACAGCGTCATGGAATCGCTGGCCGCTCTGATGATGCAAACGTTTGCAAATACGCTCGTGCGCAATTGGTTCTTGGTCGCGCACGCGACGCTGCGCGAGCACTACACGGGCGCGGTGAATATCAAGAAAAACGGCCGTTGGTTCTCGCCCATTCCGGCCGAATGGTCGGAGCGCGACGCCATCACTGTGAAGCTCGGTCAGAGCCCTGGCGAGCGTGCGCGCATGGCGTCGACGCTGCGCACGATCATTCAGGATCACATCTATCTGACCGAGAAGGGTCAAGAGGGTGTCTTGGTCGATGTCGAACGGTTCTATCGTGCTTACATGGATTGGGCGCGCGTCAGCGACGTGCCGATCCCGGAGCAATACTACATTGACCCGATGACGCCGGCGGCTCAGGACGAAATGATGCGCAAGGGTAAAGCCGCACAGGCTCAGCAGCAAAAGCAAGAAAACTTGCTCGCGCAAGCGGTCGGGCTGCGCAAGGTCGAAGTAGCGTTGCCGAAATACGTCGCAGATCAGGAAATCGAATACAAGTATTGGGCGAAGGTGATCGACGCCGAAATCGAAGAGGCTCAGATCGCGGGCGACGCCGTGACCAAACTCATCACTCACAACCGTGGCAGCGAGACCGATGAAACTAAACCAGCAGCAAAAGGAAAATCTAAAGCAGCTTGAGCAGAGCGGGTTTATTACCGCGCTGCTCACCGAGCTAGCCGCAGATAATCAGATCGCATGGCAGCGAGCAACGACCAAAGAGCGCCGCGAAGAGTGCTGGCACTTGACGCGCGCACTCAAGAAGCTCTCAAACAAGTTCAGCATCCTTTACAGCGAGGCTAAGAAACCGTGAGCACCGAAAACGCATCGAACAATGGCGGCATGACTGCCGACGATCAAGCCGGGCTTGCAGCGTTCGCCGCTGCTCTCGCGGCCGCAACGCCCGCCGACGACGGCAACGAGCCCGACCCGACCGAAGAGCAGCCCGCGCAGCTCGAGGAAGAGCAGCCGCCGGTCGACGCCAAGGGCAAGCCGAAACCCGCCGCGAAGCCGAAGAGACTCAAGGAGCTCGGCGCCTATTCCAAGTTGAGCGACGCGGAGCTGTACGGCATCGAAGTCCCGTCGAGCATCGAAGGGCAGAAACCTTACACACTCGGTCAGTTGAAAGACCTTGCCGCCGAGCACGATGAGTTTGCACTCACGGGCTTGCAGCGCGAGCAGAGCTTCCGCGACCGTGAGGCTCAGTTACTTCGCACGGAGGAAGAGCTGCGCGACATCTTGGGCGCAATCCCCAAGGATGCGATTCCCGAAAAGCTGCGTCAGCAATTGCAGACGCGGCGCGATAGCGCTGTGAAGGAAGAGCGACAGCGAGTGCTGTCAGCAATTCCCGGATGGCAAGATCGCGAAGTCAGAACCCAAGAGCTTGGGGCGATGATCGAGCACTTGAAAGATCACGGATTCCCGGAAGGGTATCTTGCCAACGTGGTCGATCATCGCACGCTTCGCTACATTCGCAGCATGATGATCCAGTCACGCACGATCAAAGCCGCGCTTGAGAAAGTAAAGCAGCGAAAGACCGTGACACCGGGCAAGGGTGCGAAGCCCAATGCCGGTAGTGGATCGCCGCGCCCGACCGGCGGCAGACCGTCGACGAACCGCGATCAGCGGGCCGTCGATAACTTCGCGAGTGTTCTATTCGCCAATTCACAACGGAGTTAAGCAGTCATGTCTTTTCCAGCAGACGCACTTGACGTTGTCGACCTTCGGGCCCTCGCCGACGGTGGACTCGTCAAGGAAGACTTGTATCGCAAGGTTTTCTTCCTTCAGACGGCAGCCGATACGCCGTTCACCAACATCGTCGGCGTCGGTCAGTGTAACAGCGACAAGACGGAATGGGCGTTTGACAACATCGCCGCGCCGTCGCTGTCGAACAAACACGTGGCAGGCTCGCGGCCGTCGACGTTCATCGCTGCGACCGGTTCGCGTGTCAGTGCTCGTGCGCAGATTTTCCGCAAGGCGATCAGCGTGTCGAGCACGGCGCAAGCGTCACAGCTCGCGGGCGACGTGTCGGTTCTGGCCTACGAGACCGACAAAGCGCTGAAGGCTCTTCGTCAGGATGTCGAAGCGAACTTCGTTTCGAATCTCGCGGGAGTGATCGGCGACAACAACGCCACGGCGCAGCAAGCGGCCGGCTTTTCGAGTTGGGTCATTACCAATGACTCGCTCGGCGCCACGGGCACCGCCACGGGCTATAACAACAGCACGCACATTGTCGATGCCCCCACGGTTGGCACCGCGCGGGCGTTGTCGTGGGCTTTCGTGACGGGTCTTCTACTCGGCATCTTCAACAGTTTCGGCAACGTGCGCTATCTGATGACGACGCCGCAGCTGATTCAGAAGCTGAATCAGAAGATCGTCGACGGCACGATCAAGGTCGCAACGCCGCAAGCGAACGTGACGGGCAACGAGCCGGCCAAGCAAGTCGGGCAGGGCTACTTCACGGGCGTCATCAGCGACTTCGGCTTCATGCTGACGTTCGTGCCGAATCGCTCGCAGCAAGCCTACACCGGCGGCCGAGTCGACGTGTTCTTGATTGACCCCGACATGGTCGACGCGGGTTATCACGAAGGCTACAACATCGTGGAGCTTGGCAAGCAGTCGGCGTTGTCGACCGAACGTGACATCATCGTCAGCGCGACGGTGCTGCCACGGCGCGAAGCGGCCCACGGCGTCGTGCGGGACATCGACCCCTCGCTCGCCGTCACCGCCTAAAAAGTCGTTTCGCCACGGTTACGACTTCCCTCCCGGTGTGACGAGCACCGGGAGGGTTTCAGAGGGACAGGGGATATGACGCAGCAACTAGTGACGGTGGATCAGCTCGAGAGTGCGGAAGCGCGCAAGATTCCTTTCATGGCGCCGAAAGCCGTGCTTGCACTCAACGAAGAGCTGCGCAAAGAACGGCACAATATGGCGCTGCCCGATCACTCCGGGCATGCGATCTTTTTCATGCCGGTCTATCACTACTGGTATTGGGTTAAGCAGATTCCCGATCTAGGGTGCAGCGACTCGCAGATCAGTCGCCGCGCGTGGATCAAGTTCTTGAACACCGACGCGGGCTCCAAGTACAAGCTGAATCCGCGCGAGGGAAAGCGCATGCCGACCGACAGCACGAATCGGATCATCGTCCGATGAGCCCAGAACACTCCGTGAACGAGCGACTCTATCAGATCATGTTTGGGCTCACGGCATTCTTCGGTGCGATGCTCATTGCCATGGTCGCTTGGTTCGGCTCGCAGATTCTTTCCTCGCAAAAGGAACTCGCGAACGATCAGCGGTCGATGTCCATTCGATTGACGCGCGTCGAAACCAAGCTCGAATTGGCGGTGAAAGGTGAGCCTTAATTACACGACGCTACAGTCGACGGTGCTTGCGCAAGCGAAGCGCACCGATCTCGCGGCCGAGTGCCCGCAATTCGTTCGCTCTTGCGAGTCGATGATTCGCCGCAAGCTGCTCGCGCTCGAGTTCCGCGAAACGATTGACGAGACTGACCGAGTCGCGGAGGGTGTTTACAATCTGCCGTCGCACACTCAGGAAGTGCGCGCCATCTTCGGCACCGTGAACAGCAATCGCGTGAAGCTGCGCGATGTCGGCTTGCATGGAATCAACGCGCTAGCCCCGACGGACTCGACGCAAGAGTACGCGATCAGCGGCCGAACCGTGGAATTCGCTGGAGTTCCCGGTACGGATTCGGAGTTCGTGCTTATCGTTCTCGGCTTTCCCGATGCGCTCGAGACGACGCCGACGAACTCGCTGCTCGACGAGCACGAAGACCTGTATGTCTTCGGGACGCTTTTCTTTCTCTACAATCACACTCAGGACCGAGAACTAGCGCAAGACGCTCTGAGTGTCTTTTCCGATGTCGTGGCGAATCTCAACAAGCGCACGCGAGCGCGACAGGGTAACTCCACGTCGCCGCCCGCGTACAATTTCGGCAGCGTGCCGACCGGTAGAGGTTACTAGCCATGAGTCTCGAGACCGTCAATTGGTTGTCTGATCTTGTCATCACGAATCCGGTTGGAGCGACCGACCCGAAGTCGCAGGGCGACGATCACCTTCGCAATATCAAGAAGGGGCTGAAGGCGACCTTCGCGAGCTTCGTTGGGGGCGTCGCGGTCACATTGACCGAAGCGCAGATTAACGATGCGGCGCGGAAGAGTGTCGCCAACACGTTCACCACTGAGCAAATTTTTCAAGCGGCGCAAGTTCTTTTGACCTTCTTTGAAACGGGAGTCGCGGCTGATCAGGGTAAGTGGCAGATACGGGTCGATGGTAGTCAGTTCGCACTGTTCACCGTATCGGATGCGGGCGCCGCTACGGAGACAGTCTGGCGCGGCTCCCGCAGCGGCGCGAATCTGTCGCTATTCGAAATTACGCCAAGTCGTGCGCTATCTGCCATTCAAGTCGGCGGCGTTGCGTTCAGCGATTTTGCGCGGCTCTCCATTGCAAATACGTTTTCTGCGAATCAGGAACTCGCATCGACCGACCCCCGCCTTTACTTCGACGACACGAATGCGGGCGCGGGATTGCGAAAATTCTTTATTGAGTGCGACGGCGGTCAGTTCTCGATTAACACGGCGAACGACAGTTCGGGCGGCATCGCAAACGCGCTGCTTATCACGAAAAATTCATCGTCAGTCGTGACATCGTTTGCAATCGCAGCAACTGCGATCACATTGAATGGTGTGAATGCGTCCGATTTTGCGCGGCTTTCACAAAGCAATGTATTCACGGGGGCCGTTCAAAGTTTAGTCACAGCGGGCGGAACTCCAAATTGGTCGGTGTCAGATGGCACTGTCACAACGAAGCTGTATGCGGCTTCCTCCTTGGGACAAGTCGGCACAACGAGCAATCACGGCTTCGAGGTTTTCACGAACAATGCCGCACGTCTGACTGTCAGTAACGCGGGAGACTATAATTTCCGCGGCGGCATCGTTACGAGCAGCAATGCAAATGCGGGCGAAGTCGGCCCCGTCGGAGCCCCCGGCCGCGCAATCTCGGCTAGTGGTAACACGGCCGCGAGTGACGCGGGCCGCTCGGTTCAGTTCTCCGGCGGCAGCGGTCAGACGTTCACGCTCGACAGCGACCCGCCGACCGACTCCATCGTCGTGCTGATCAATCGCTCGGGCAATAGCTGGACCATTGCAGCCAGCGGCACGCTCACCTTCGGCGGCACGACGGGCAATCGCACGATGGCGACAGGGTCGATGGCTAGCGCGTTCCACATCGGTTCGGGCAACTGGTATATCAGCGGGAATAACCTTACATGACGGGCGCCGTTGCTGCTCTCGTGGCTGCTATGGGCATTCGCTACGGCTTGCCGACGGCCGTCGCCGACTCGAGTGCGGGCGTCGCAGCGGTCGGCACGCTCAATTTCACGACGGCGGGCGGCTATTCGTGCGTTGGCAACACGCTCGGCACGACTCAATCCGGTAATTGGATCGTTCCAACGACGTTCGCGCCCGGCAGCTATACCATTCGGCTGCATTTGAATTCCGGCACCGCTCCGGGCAGCGGCCCAGCGCTCGATACCGATCTCGCACTGAGCAGCAATCGAACATGGACTTGGACCCAAGCCGCGCCCGGCACAACGTCGGCGAATCTCACGCTCACGCTGAAAGACGGCAGCGGCAACACGGTTCTGACTTCGACGCTCTCGGTCAGCGTCGTGCGCAGCATATGAGCTACCCGAAGAAACTGATGCGGCTTCGTCCGACTCACGGGCTCGCGCTCGACGTGCCGCCCTGGGAAGTCGGCCCGGATTTCTGGACCAGCGGCAGCAACGTGATTTTTGCCAACGGGCTCGCGCAGCGCGTCGGCGGCACGCGCGAAGTGTACGCGCAGAATGTTGTCGACCCCGTCTATCACTTGCTCAACGTGCGGGCGCCCGGCGGCATCACCGAATCGAACTTCTGGCTCGTCTTCGGCGACAATGAAATTGACGCCCTCGAGACGAGCAACACCGATGCGGTGACGGGCGCCGCTCTGACGCCGGCCCCGAAGCCCTGGTATTGGTCATCGACGCTGCTCAACAACATCCCGTGCTTTACCAACGGGCTCGACGCGCCACGCTATTGGGCTGGCGATGTCGGCACACCGGCGGTCGATCTGCCGGGCTGGCCGGCGGGAACGATCTGCAAAAGCTTGGTGGCGTTCAAACATCATCTATTCGCGCTCGACATCGACGGGCCGTCGGGACATTTCGAGTCGCAATTGTTATGGAGCGATGCGGCGGCTCCGGGCGATGTCCCCGCGACGTGGACTGCCAGCGCGAGTAACGAAGCGGGCGACGACATCTTGTCGGAAAGTCCCGGCCCGTGTCTTGTCGGCGTGCCGCTGCAAGATACGCTGCTTGTGTTCAAGCGTTCGGGCCTGTACGGCGTCAACTATGTCGGCGGTGATGAGATTTTCAGCACGCGATTGCTTGACGGCGACCGTGGCGCATTGACACGTCGCGCAGCTATTGACGTTGGCGGGCGCGTGCTCGTCGTGACCGACGGCGACGTGTGTCTCACGGACGGCACGAACTGGCAGAGCATCGCCCAAGGGCGCGTGCGCGATCACATCTTCTCGCAGATTGATCTCGACAATTACGAGATGTTGTTTGTATCGCATGATCGCTCGCGCAATTGCGTTCGCATTTACTACCCGACAGCGGGCAACACGCTCTGTAACGAGTTCGTCGAATACAACGTCGCCGAAGACACGTTCGCGGTGTTGACGTGCGTCGATGTGACGTGCGCGGCCGTCGGCACGGTGAACGACACGGCTGTCGACGAATCATGGGATGCCGACGCCGAAGTATGGGACGATGATCCAAGCGCGTGGAATGCGGCGAACTTCTCACTCGCGACCGAACAGCAGATCGTCGGCTTCGACAGCCCCGACTTGATCCTTCAGAATACCGATGACGCCGTCGCCGTTGACGCTTACATCGCCCGCGACGATCTCAGCATGGGCGAGCCGGAGCGGTTCAAGTATGTTCGACGTGTTCACGTTCGTGCCGCTGACGGTTCTGGCACTCTATACGTTCGCGTCGGTGCTCGTGCTGCTCAAAATGTCCCGATCTCTTGGGCGACGGAACAGCCGCTGGCGGAGGGCGAGACGTTCATTAACACGGGGCTTCAGGGGCGCTTCATCTCGGTATCGGTACGCGGCCAAGACGAAAACGTCTGGGCGATCTCAGGGCTCGACTTGGAGTACGAAACCCGTGGCTATCTTTGAACCGACGCCCGTGCCGCTCGAATATAGCTCGCTGCGATCTTGGATCGCGGGACAGCTGCGGCGAATCGCAGACGTGCTGACCGCACCTATCGTTCGTAGTGTTCACTTTGATACACTCAACGCTGAACCGTCCCGTTACAGCGAGGGTGACGTAGTGCTCGCCGACGGCGTCGACTGGAATCCCGGAGCGGGCGGCGGCTTGTATCTCCGATTTAGCGGGGCTTGGGTGAAACTCTAATGGCATTCGGATTCAACACATCGAAGCAAAGCTCGCAGTATACGTCGCAAGACCAAGCGAGCAGTCTGGCCAGCTCGCTCGATACCGCGACCAGCCGCAGCGACAGCGCGTCGCTCTCGCGCGGAGCCGCGCAGTCGACGACTCAGCAGAGCATCGCGTTCGAGGATATCGTTCGCAGTCTCTTCGGCAATGCGACCGACGCAGCCGCCGCACAAGCCGCGAACGCGGGGCTCTTTCAGGACGAAGCGGCGCAGCTCTTTACCGGCGGGCTCGGCTTTCTCGACAAGCTGCAACGCCCGGCCGGCTCCGATTATCTCGAGTCGCGGGTCGCGGGACCGGATGCCGCCGCCAGCTCGCAGATCGCCGCGCTGCTCGAGTCGAGCGGCCGACTGTTCAACGAACAGCTGATGCCCGCCATCACGTCGCGCGGCGTGTCGACCGGCACGCTCGGCGGCAGTCGACAGAGCGTGTCGATTGGCAAGGCCGCGGGCGCCGTCGGGCAGAACTTCAACAGCGGGGTCGCTCAGATACTGGCGAACTCTCAAGCCGCACGAGACGCCGCTGCGGGCACGCTCAGCGCGAACAGTGTCAACGCAGCGGGCACAGGGCTCAACGCGCTGCCGTCGCTGCTCGGGCTCGCGGGCGCGGGTTTCAACGCCGGGCTGTCACCCTACTTGCAGCTCTCACAGATTCTCGGCTCGCCGACGGTGCTGACGCAGGGTCAGTCGACAAGCGATCAAGTCGCGTCAGCGATCAGCCAAGCCCTTTCCGAGAGCTTTGGCACGTCACAGAGCGAGAGCCAATCCTCGAGCTACTCGCAGGGCACGAGCAAGGGCAAGAGTCTCGGGTTCAGCTTTTCACCGGGCAGCGTGGTAGGTTAAATGCCGTTCAAAAAGTTCAAGGCCGAACATGGCGGGCAAGGTCCGTTCGAGCTGGCCTACTCCAGCGCGACCGGCGGGCAAGGGCTCTTCGGGCGTCTCGGGATGCGGCACGAACGCCAGCTAACCGACGATCTCATTGACACCATCGGTAGCAATGAAGAGTTCAAGGGCTTCGAGGGCATGCTTGAAGCGGGCCGATCACCGCTGACCCGCGAGCAGCATTCGCAGTTTCGCTCGGGGCTGATCCAAGCCGCATTGGATCGTCGCGTGTTCAATGCGGGCTTTGACGAGTTGCGCGGCAACATGGCGAACGCGCGGAAGCTGACCGTCGGCGATGACGATACGATCATGCTCGACAATTTCGACGCGCTCGCGAATCACGCCATGCGGCTCGCGTCGACCGGCCACACGGACAAAGCGTCGGAGCTGCTCGGCACAGTGCTCCAGAACTTCGGCGCCTATGCGCAGCGCAACGAAGAGCAGCGTCTCGAGCTGGAATCCTCCGACGCCGCGCAGCGCGAGACGATGCGCAAAGAGATTCAAGGGCAGCTCTACTCGACGATCTTTAACCCGATGCGCGAAGACACGTCGAACTATGCCTCGATCAAGGAACAGCTGGCAGGGCTCGACGGGGCAGCCGTCGCGGAACCGTCGCTCGTGTCGGCGGTGCTCGAGTACGCGGGCGCGTCGCTGCGCCAAAGTGATGACGGAAATTGGAGCTTCGCCATCGGGCCGCTCGGATTGACCGACACGAACTTGCCCGCCATGACGGTTAGTCAGCTGCGCAATCGACTTGAATCGGCGTTCAAAGGGCGCGATGAATTCATGCGCGGCGAGGCGGCACGTTTCGGCGAGGAAGCCAAGAAGCGCGGCTTCGGAATCAATGGGACGGGCGTCGACGATATGCTCTTCCCGTTGGCGAATGCGGAGTATCGACGGCGCGAAGCCGAGACCAAGCCGCCGGCCGCAACGTCGTCTGAGAACCTGCAAAGGCTCAACGACAATGTGACCGAAGGGCTTAGCAATGTCGGGCACACACTGATGCCGAACATCGTCGAAGGGCTGTCGAGCGGCTTTGATTGGTTATTCGGCGGAACGACGCCGTCGAATGAAGTCATGCACCCTGGCGATTCTCGCCCTGGCAACACGCGCCGCGCTCCGGGCAGCGTGTCGGGCATCATCCAAAGGCCCACGAATGATTAAGTTTCCGAAGATGAACATCGCGACGAGCGTTGTCAACAGAATTCTAAACGCGAACGATGCGATTGCTTCGCGGGCCGAAGCCGGCAGCGGTGAGCGACGGGGGGCGCCCAACGTGCCAGACTCCGGCCCGCTTGGCGCGGGGCTCGACGCCGCAATCGCGGCCCCTACGGGGCCACTGGCGCCGACTGATCCGGCAATGGTGTCGGACCTGACGACGGGGCCACTGTTTCCGTAGCCTCGAGTGCTGCTTTGGCACGCTCGAGTGCGGGCGACGGGGTCGGCTCGGGCTTCGGCTTCGCCAGCTCGGCGAACTTCAGCGCGCCGCGAGCGGTCGCGACTTGCGACTGAAGCAGGCGCCGCTGCGCGCGTAGCTCTTTGATCTGCTCGTCAATCTGTGCCAGACGGGATAGCCCGACGGTCAGCTCGGCGCTCACCTGTTCTTGGAGCTTTTGAAAGTCTTCTGCGATGCTCATCTCTGACAGTCTCCGAAATGTGATGTGTGATGCGCCATTCATTGTTGATGTCGGTCGCGATGTAAACGCCGACGAAGAGCCCCGTCACGACGCGGAAACGGGCGCCCTTCTTTGTGAAGATCACAGCAGCGCTCGCGCTTCTGTCGACTCGGTTCGCACTGCTATCTGGGCCGCTGTCCATCCGAAATGAAACCATAGCCAAGCGTCGATGAGTGCGTCTTCGCCGAAGTCGCGCGATTGCATCGCATTGGCAAACGCCGCACGGCAGCGCTCGTCGGCGCCATACCAGCCGCCGGCTCCGTTGATCTTCTTGTGTACTTCTCCACGGGTCATGATGTGATCTCGATCAGGCGCAGTAATGCAACGTAGCATCCAAGAATTGCGATGACGGCGATGACTGCGCGGTATTGGGTTTTGGTCATAGAGTGCGGTCTCTCCCGCCGTCATGCCTAGTTTGAACAGTCGCGGCATTCCGACTGCGCTGCTCAGTCGCTGATCGCAACGTCGAAGAGCTTGGGCGCATTCTGCCCTTTCTTCGCCGTGCCATAGCCCTTGAAAGCGACCCAGATATCGAGCGGCAGATCCTTCTCGACGCCCAAGCGCTCAAAGAGCGTCGTGAGTGCCGCCGACTCCCACAGCGTGTACCGGTCGCCGCTCTTGGTGCGGACTTCGACACACTGGCGTTCGGTCTGCTTCTTCGTCCCCTGATTCAGCGTGACGAGCTTCGGCGGATTGGCGACGGTGCCCTCGAGCACCGGCATTTCATCCACGTTCCACGTCTTCGCGAAGCCGCCCTCGAGAACTTTCATCCCCTTCGGCGGGCTGCTGTTGCTGATGCTCTTGCGAGCTGCGGATGCTTTTGCTGCCATGTTGGCATTTCCTTTGGTGTTGCTGATGTTGCGGATTATCACTCTGCTGCGTCCCCGACATTGATAATCCATTCGTAAAGTCGGGGATATCGTTCCGGGCTGGCGTAGAGTCGTCGACCCGAAATAGTGGTGAATCGTTTACTTCCTCTCGTTGGTGATCGTTGCCGTGATCGTCTGTTTGTGCGTGGGCGTTTTGATCGTCGTGACGGCTTGGGTTTAGCCACCTTTGATTGCTCCAACTTGCAACTTCAATTCGCGTTGTATGAATCGGTTCGGAACGGTGCCATGTTTCACCGACTCGCGTAAGCCGATTCGATGCGGTGCGTGATACCAGCGACGACCTGAGAGGATCATCTCTTCGAGTTCGCCGACGCGGGCTTGAAAGCCGTGGAGCGCATATTTATGGATGCGCCAATCCTTGAAAACCTTCGACTCGAGCCCCTTCGGATGCTGGCTATAGCCGATGTAAAGTTTCGTGCGCAGCAACACGACGTTGCCGGTCATCTCCGTATTGAGCGATCCGAGCCCAACATCAGGCATCCCAAGGGTAGACGGAGCTGGCCGGCGTTTTCGAGCTGGCGCAATGATGCCGTCGGTCGCGGTGTGATGAGCTTTGTAGGCGTGCTCGATTCGGTGGATGGCGGCTCGAGTGTGGGCCGTAATCGCTCCGGCAATGAAAGGGTGAAACAGCCCGCCGGCCACATGTTCGCGTGATACTTCGCCAGACGCGAGCAGCACATCTTGTTCGCGCGTCTGAATAAACTTGCCACTGATGCAGTTGAGAAGAATCTTGTACATGTGGCGGTCGATGTCATTGGTTGCCTCGCTTTTGTTTTTGTAGAAGTCGCGGGAGTAGCGCGCCGTCGCCGACTCGCCAAGCTTCTCGGCCCGATAGTAGCAGCCCGTGATGCGTGCGGTCGGCTTAAATTCGCCCATGCGCAGCGCTTCGTTGAGTTCATAGCCGTGAATCCACAAGTCTTCGACCTTGCAATTCTTGAGCGGCTTGAAGTCGTGTGAGAAAAAGATCGGCCAGTCGCAGTCGGCAATGATGCCGCTCACCTTGTAAACGCCCGGCACGGGGACTGACTTCGACGACGCGGGTAGACTCGCGGTGCTGTAGTGGTCCGCACGCGTGAAGCTCGGCAGCTCGGTCATTGCCCATGGATATGCGCTGCTGATGTCGTACATCGCGGCGTCTTCGTGCCAGCGGGGCGCGGCGTTCCGTACTAGATTGTTCTTGCCGCCGTGATACGCGGCGATGGCAGGTTCGATGAACTCGGTCGGGCATTGCTGAATCGGGTCTTCGATGTAGCGCTGCCGAAAAACTTGCGCGGCTTGCGAGGCAAGCGACATCGACGGGCGCAGCTCTAGCTGTTGGTGGAACCGCTCAACGAGCGCGCCAAGTCTTGCAGCGATTTCAGCGTCGCGCATCGCGTAGGACGCGAACTCTGAATCTCCAACGCTAAACCATTGCTCACCAAGACGTGCCGGGCGTTGCAGCTTGGGCAGATCAGGGCAATGGAGACTCGCTGCCGAATCGAGGGAGCCACGGAACCATAGAGCAGAGTCAACGATCTCAACAATGCAGCCGTCAGAGTGAGCGAGTCGCGCGAACGTCGGCCGACCATAGCACCCCTCGATTGTCCAATCGCCATAGGTGAATTCGAATACTCCGTGATTGCCGATCAGCTCGTGTTTAACGTCCCACATTGCCGACAGCAGATCGAACTCGAGATAATGCCCGTACACTCGATACAGCTTGCCGGGATCGCAGAACTTGTCGAGATGCCGGAAAAACGTCTTCGTTGCCGTGCGCTCTTTCACTTGATAGATGCGCGTCGACTGCGGCTGATCGTCACTGTGAAATTGCAGCGAGATCGGCGGGCCATCCCAAGTTTCGGTGTCGAATCCCCACACGACAATGTCGCGCTTAGGTTCGTGTGGCTTGGTTTTTTTCATCGGCTTCTTGCGCCACGGCGGGACGTAAACTTGTCTGAGCATCGCAGCACGACTCGGGTAATGCGCGCTTCACTCGCGGCGGGAATGCGAATGGCGCAAGCCGGGTTATAGAATTCGACGTTCATTAGGCGCCAGCCGAGCACACGGAATTTGACCCGCTCGGCGGGAAAACAGGCTCTGACTTGTTGTCGGCGGGTAGCAAGCGCGGTGTTCTGCTGACTATCTTGCGTTCGAGTTCTGTGGGAGAGCTTGCGCTGCCATGCGGCGCGGGTCAAGGGTGTCTCGTTGCCGAAGCGAACACGCTGAACACCGAACTCTTCTTCGGTGTGCCATTCAAGCAGCACTTCGGCGACGTTGAAGCTGCCGCGCTCGACTCGACGCGACTGACCATTGAAGACGATCAGCCCGTCGGGTTCGACCGTTGCCGACTGCTCGAAGAGCGTCAGCTCGGTCTCGGTCAGCTCGGTATCATGGATGCGGAACATCGACCGGCTTCTTCGGACGTGTGCCGCACTCGCCGCAGATCAGCGCGGGGCTTCCGTCTTGATTGAAGACGGTCACCCAATGATGCCGGCAATGTAACTGCACGGTGCGTCGCAGCGCGTCTTCGTGTTGCGCGAGCCGAGAGTCGATGTCGCGCATCGCGACGAGTAACCGCCATAGCACGTCGCTCGGCATGGGGTCGGCGGGCGACTTGACGTTGCGGAACCAGTCGACGATGGCTGCGGCGTCGATGGGATCGGGAGTGAAGTTGGTCTTATCCACGTTAGATTGCTCCGACTTGCTTGCACCACGCGTCGAGCTTCTTGTGAAACTCGCCGATGCGCTTCTCGCTGAAGTTCAGATCATTGCAGCGCGAGCGATGCAGCCCGCTGTAACTCGAGCCGATGATCTTGCTGACCTGCATCAGCGTGAAGTCGAGTTTGATCAACTCGTCGATACGCTGGTTCAGCCGTTTCATCCCGAGCACCCTTGGTGATGTTCGGAGGGCTCGGCGGGTTTGCTTCCTCTTCGGTGTGGGAACCACCATCCCATGCACCGGCATCGCTGCGCGCGATTGCGTCGGACTCGGTTTAGCCATGCTCTGTAAGACTGGCCTTTTCGTCGCTTCATTGTTCACCGTGGATTTCCTTCTAGGAGTTCGTTGCGTTGCTCTTCGGTCAGCTCGGTCTCGCTCGCGTTTAGCGCGCGTTCGAGTTCAATGGCGTCGAACATGCGCTCAATCATGCTGTCGCTGGCGAGATCAGGACATGGCGCCATCTTGAACGGCTTAGCCATACACCACCTCATTGAATACCGCGAGTTGGACGATGATGTCAGCGGTTGGCCCATCGACTAGCTCGGACAGCGCTTGTACGGCCGTCTCTACATAGTCGCTGCTCGGGTCAAGCGCCTTACCAAGTGCTCGGGCGATGTCGCGCTCGTCAATCACGATGCTGCAACCGTGCGCCTTTTTCTGTGTCGCACTGCCGTCGGGGAACCAGAAACGAAGCGCGACGGGATAGAGCGAATCGCGCTCGATTAGCTCGACGGTGTTGCCGTCTTCGTCGGCCCAATAGCCGATGCCATATGTGTAACCGGCTTGGACGGCGGTCCGAAGAATTGTGTGCATGAGAGCGCGCGGCGCTTGAACTTCTATCTTGACGGTGCCTGAATCTTTGCGGCTCATTTGACTAAATTCCTCGATGTATGCCGACTGAAAACCGCAGTGCCCATTACGCACTATCAACCTCGCATCGTCCCGCGACAGCCATAGCGCGCGGTTCGAATCCTCAGTCCAGCACGTAGGATCG